AGCAGTAAGAGTAGTTAAAGAATATGAACTCATGGAATTATCTCTTGTAGATAGTCCAGCAAATCAATTTGCTAATATCTTCTCTATTCAAAAACTTGGTGATGAGATAGTAACATCAGGCATTGCCACCGAATTTTCTACAGAAAATGTGTTCTGGTGTGCATCAGATAAAATCGCCGTTACTGAGAAATCAGATGCTGCAGATTGTCCAGTATGTCAAAACTCAATGAATGAAATTGGCTGGGTTGAGTCAGCAGACGTTAAAAAGAATGAAGAGATTGGTAAACTCGTAGATAATTTTATGACTAAGGCCGACTCAGTAAGAGTTGGCGATTTTGTATCTTGGGGGTCAAGTGGCGGAACGGCCAGAGGCAAAGTAGAAAGAGTTGTAAGATCAGGTTCTATTGATGTTCCAGGTTCAGACTTTACTATTAATGCGGAAGAAGATAACCCTGCCGTCCTTATTCGTGTTTATCGTAAAAGTGCCGAGGGGTGGGAGCCATCAGATACACGAGTTGGGCATAAGATGAATACCCTAAGAAGAATTTCTAGCCTTACTGAAAAAGTAGACGATGAGCCAGAAATTGAGAAAGAGACAGTAACTAGTGAAAATACCCCCAATCGTAATGCCCCGCAAGGATTGCCTGGAGGCATTCCCACAGCAACCCGTAGGAAGAAGCGGAAGTATCGCAAAGAAGAGGGCATGATGAAGTCTGGAGATTATGTAGCATTTTCAGACAATGGAAAACTTTCTAAGGGCCGAGTAGATGTTATTGATACAGAAAAAGCGGCGGTAAGAATTTACAAAGAGGTGGCAGATAGTAAATTCCGTCCAACAAATAACATAGTTACAAAAAATATTACAGACTTAGTAAAGATTAAGGTGGCAACAAAAGTTGCACTAGAGAAATCATTATCAAATGAAGATGTTGATCATCTAAACACCTTAGTTTCTCAACATAATGAAAAATATGGTAATGTTAATTCCAAGAATGTCTCATTTGTCATGCTTCGTAAGGTTTTTGAGCGAGGCATAGCAGCATTTAAGGGCAACCCAGCAATGCAAAAATCAGATGAACATTCACCTGAGCAATGGGCGTATGCAAGAGTCAATGGATTCTTGCAGGCGGTAAAATCAGGAAAATTCAATAACAGGCCATATGACACGGATTTGTTGCCAAAGGGTCACCCATTGTCAACAGAAAAGTCAGATAATTCAGAGGAAAATGAACTGACTTTACAAAAACGAGAAGGAGGTGTTGAAATGGCTGACAACGAAACAAGCCATGAAGAACTTGACACCGCCGAGGCAACAGACGAGACTTCTGAAGAAGTAACGTTTGAAGTAGAAGAAACTGTAGAGGACGTAGTTACGGAAGCCCTTGCTATGGCTAAGTCCGATGGTGTTGAGGCTGAAGTTGCCGATGATACCACCTCTGAAGTTTTTGATATGGAAAAGGCCCTTGGTGAAGTCAAGTCCTTCGTAGAAGAGACAATTAACAAATCAATCGAAACTAGTACCGAATCACTTGAAAAGTTCTCCAGCGCAGTAGTCGAACTTGCTAAGGCAGTCGATGAAAAGATTGGTCAACTTCAGTCAAAGTATGAAGAGGTTACCAAAGGTTTGGCCGAACTTAATTCTGCTACCGTGGAAATTGCTAACCGCGTCGAATCAGTAGAAGAAGAAACGGCAATTAAGAAGTCTGGTGAACTGGAATCCAGTATCCCAGAGCAACCCATAATGAAGAAATCAGTATGGGGCGGACGCTTCCTCAGTTCCGCAGAAGTATTTAACTAATTAATTAAAGAAAGAGAGGTGCAAAGAAAAGCATGAGTGACGCAATTAATAAAGCCGCTGCCGCAGTAAATGTTGGTACAGGTGCAATCATCTCAGATCTCGCTTCAAGCGGTGATATGGAGAACTTGACCACCAATCCACTAACACAAAACGGCGGTGTGCTACTTCCAGAACAATCCCGTCGATTCCTTGACTATGTGTTCGATCAAATGGTCCTGGGTAACGATGGGCGTAGACAGGTCATGCGTTCAAATACCGCTGAATTCGATAAGATTCAGGTTGGTACACGTTTGATCCGCAAGGCATCACAGGCAAGTGAAAACATCTTTGATGCTGGTGCAGGCGAAACAGGCTTTGCAAACCGTGGCGCACAATTCACCAAGGTTGAAATTGTCACTACTAAGTTCCGCTTGGACTACGAACTCTCAACTGAGGCACTTGAGGATAACATTGAAGGTTCCGCTCTTGAAGATCACATTGTCCGCCTAATGGCTGGCCAATTCGGTAACGATCTTGAAGATATCGCCATCAATGGTCTTGCTGCTCAGGGAACTGCATCCTACGCTGGTACAACCTACCCATACACAATTGATGGGTTCGTTGCACTTGCTGACGGTGCTGCTGGTGGTACTCACTTCGGTACCGCTGCAACCCTAACCACAGCATCAACATTCTTCACCGCTGCTACCACCGCAGGTCAACTAAAGAGTGGTTCAGCAATCGCCTTCTTTGAGCAACTTTACAACGCACTACCCCGTAAGTTCAAGGCTCGTCGTCAAGAGTTGAAGTTCTATGCTTCAACAAAGAACGTACAAACCCTTCTTACAGATCTCCGTGCAATTGGTTCAGGCGGCGTTCCTGAGGATATCGCTTCTGGTATCCTTCGTGGCGCACAGCCTCGCGTCGGCGGTCCTGCTGGTATGACAACCTCCATCTTCGGTATCCCCGTGATGGAAGTTCCACTATACCCAGACCACTACGTTGACCTTACGTTCCCACAGAACAGAATCTGGGGCTTCCAGAGAGATGTTACTGTACACCGTGAGTTCAAGCCAAAGAAAGATACTGTAGAATACACAGTTTACGTCCGCATGGGTCTTAACATTGAAGAACTTTCTGCAATGGCTAAGGCAAATGCTGTAACTGGCTGATAATTTAATAGTTATTGGTTAGGGGGTCGCACCAGCGGCCCCCTTTCCATATTCCAAAATATAGTAAAATATAAATAATTACATCCTGGCGGTGCTGAATGATTGAATATTTAAGAAAAGATAACTCACCATTAACAATTTCTTACACGGCGAGTGCCTATGCTACTAATGTGTATTTTGAGGCCTATGATTTAGACACAGAAGAATTTATTCAAAGCGGCGCGGCAACAACTAGTGGCTCATCAATTTATTCAATAACATTTAATCCAGACGCAGCAGCGTATGACAGAAATATAAAATTAGAAATAATTACAACTAGTTCAGTTGGAGCCTATTCAGAAATACAAAATATATCTTTAATTAGACCCTATGCATCTGTAGAAAGAATATTAGACCTTGCAAATATTCCTGCTACTGCTTCTGCTAATACCAGCCTATTAACTAAATTGGAACGGAAAGCAAGATTAAGCCTAAATGCCTATATTGGACACAGTTTTTATAAATTAAAAAAAGATTTAACTGTTTATGGTAATAACCTGGACGTTATTAGCGTTCCAGAAAATCTTTACAGAATAGATAAAGTGTATGAAGATGATTTGCTGGTTTATGAAAGAGATAACTCTACGATTCAATTTGAATATCCAATAGAAATTGCAGACTCTCGTACTAGAATTAAAATTGTTAACTCATCTTTAAACAGTAAAGAAATTGCAGAGTCTCCAGTATTTTCAGTCTTCTATTATGAGGGAGTATTTAAAAAAGATCACGCTTATAGAATAGATGGTATCTGGGGCTGGGACTACGTTCCTGCTGATATTGAGCAGGCGACGGCGTTATTGGTAGAAGATTATCTATGTAATGATTTCAATATTAGGAATAAAAATATAGCCGAACTATCTAACGACTCATACGATATTAAATATGGCTCAGATTTCGCTACAGGGACAGGAAACCTTGCTGTAGATAATCTTATCGCTCACTACAAAGAGCCTAGATATTTGGTGATTTAAATGGCTGGATGCATCAGTTCCACCTCCTATACTATGCAAGCAGATATTTACTCTGCATCCGTTACTCAGGGTGCAGCAGGGGAAGTAATAAAAACCTGGGTCAAGGAAGAAACCATAGATTGTTATGCAAGAGGTATTCTTCGTAAAGGTGTTGGAGAAAACTCCACCGCATTCGAAGTCAATAATTATGTAAATATTCTTAACTCTATGGTAAAAATAAGAACTACTAAAGTTATTCCAAGTAATAAAAGGGTGGTTGCTATTAGGAATGAATATGAAGTTGTTTATAAAGAAGGCCAAGATCCATCTTCAGCGGGCGGACTGGATGGAGCCACCATCTTTGAACCCAGAGGTAGCACCCCTATAACCAATTTTGATGGCAGCATCATAGAATATGAGACCGTATTGATGCGTCAAGAAATTCAGCGCATGGATGTACTGTAATGGCATTAGCAGTTTTTAATACTGGAAAATTTTCTGAAAAAGTTATAGCATTATCTACTTACGACAGTACTATTTTGAATAGCCTATACTTAAATCCACTTAATGCTCAAAAGATTAATCGCGGCGCAGCCATCCTTATTAAAAACTATTTTGACGAGTATATGGATGCAAGAGCCAAGCAAAGTCATTCTTCCTACCACCACGTTTATGAGTTTGATAATACTGGTAATAGAAATGCAAGATTATTTAAGGCTACTATTAATAGCACTCCAGATGGAAGTGCCGCTATAAGTTATTCATTTATCCCAGCAAAAATGCCTAACAGAGAGGGTTATTCATTTCCAAATAAGGCGGAAGTCATGGAGGCGGGAAGCCCGATAACCATAACTCCTAAAAAATCAGAATATCTTCAATTTATGTTAGAAGATGGAAAATTTGTTAAGAGCAAGCAGGTTGTTGTAAATAATCCTGGCGGATCAGGGGTGGCAAAAAGTTTTGAAACTACTTTAAATAGATTTATGATGAGTCAGGCGTACGCTGTTTTAACTAAATCAAAATACTATCAAAGAATAGAAGATGCCCTTATAGTAAAAAGAAAACTGATGATTCCTAGAATTAATTCTGGATTAGTCTCAGAGGCCGCTCGTCGTGCTAAAATGGATGCAGATCAAATAACTGGAGGATTGGGGGCATTCTATGCCTAGTTATACAGAACTTCCCATAGTTTTAATAAATCATTATTTATGGGATTTAGCCAAAGGAAATATTCCTGGTCAGCCTGCTGTAGCGAGTGCTGTTTGGGATACAAGTTCATATACGTTTACTCCATTTTATCCGGTTAGTGAAAATCTTGCGCCAGACTCAGGACCGATTCCATATGTATTGTATGATTACATATTTTTACCAAAACCGGGAACATTTTGGCCAATGCAAAAAGAAGAGGCGGATTACATAATTGTAGGGGACCTTCCTCAAATTTATTATATAAAAAACTACATTGTAGAAGCGCTAGAAAAATTTGATGAAAGTGCAAGAGAGGTTAACAATTATCTAATGACATCCTCAGTATCCACTAATTTTAAATATATTACTGTGGACCAAGAGAACTACATTGCTGACGAAAAAAGAATAGATAGTTTCGCCCCTAAATTTATTACATGCCTAAAACTAAC